CCAGCAGCGAATATGCTATCAAGGGTATCATCACTACTGATAAGAACGCAAGAACTGAACTGTTTAGTAGTAGTGCCAAGCCCAGCAAGCACAGGGGTGGCAAGAGTGAAATGACCATCTGAAGCGCACTCATAGTAATCCTTGACATATTTCAACCGTTTATCTCTTGGTTCGCTGTGAAAGGCTGTGGCAGCAGCCACGGCATATCGTACTTGGGGCGTTTCAAATACTTGCCCGGTGGCACGATTTTGTACTAGGTATTTTTCACATAATTGCGCTATGGCGCTAAATGTGTAGTTTTCATCTTTGTGATGATCAATGAAAAGATCAATGATGTTCCATTCCTCTGGGGTATACCACTCTAGCAGTTCCGGGGTATACATTCCGGCATCTACATTGTTTTTTACTATGGTGTAAAGTTTAGGAGGATCGTAATCGCCATAAACCTCCTTACGCAGCATACTAAGTCTTTGTCGTCCGGCCACATATTGATAATTAACATTATTGATTTCGGGGTTTTCACTTTCATCTATAAGCCCTACCATGGCCTGTAGCAACAGGCTGTCTATGGTACTTGTGGTCATTCCATCGTGGAATTCTAACTGGGCTTTGATTTCTATCATGCTAGGGCTGACCCCGTCTATGCCCCGACACGCATGTAAAACTTGTCGTTGGATTTTTGATATATCTAATGGTACTCTTTGCCCATTGCGCTTAATGACATTTATTTGCGACATTGTTGTTTGATCCCTTTAATACAAATCTAGCTTTAGATCTTCAACATTATATTGATGCTTCAGGACTAAATCTCGTGTAATAGAACTTTTATTTACTATCGTATTGAACACCAAATTAAGTATATATTTTCCTTTATTGATCGACACTATATAGTGCCATTCGGCGTTTTGGCTGTTGCGATATACTTCTAATTCTAACTGTTGTATATCGCGCCCATAATGATGACAAAGATATAAAGTATAAAACATTCCCAGTGATTTTGCAAGATCACAATAGTAATTTTCATGTACTAAAGTCCAGGGATCTGGCCATTCCTCGGGCAAATCTGGACTAAGATAATGATTCACATATGGCGCATAGCTCCATAGCTTGCATACTGCTTCTAAGGCTGGTTCTAACTCTAACTGCGATAGATTGTTACGAAAAGACTTCCATTCCCGAAGTCTTTCTTCTGGTTTGAAATTCCACATTTATTAAGGTAAAGTTGTTGTACTGGTTGTGCTTGTAGAACTGGTGCTGGTACTGCTGGTCGAAGTTGTTGAAGTAGTTGATGTGGTTCCTTCTAATACATACATAATACCTTGCATATTTTCATTGTTAGGATTGATATAATAAAGAATTGGTGGCGCATTTATGGGAACTGTGAACTGAACAATCCCTTTGTCTGTACCGTTGTTAAAAACCCCATGCGATTCATCTAATGCATATCCATAATCTGCTATGTTATTGAATTTGATTAGGAATGGGTAACCCACTGCATCAACATCAAAATAATAACGACCTCGTTTGACCAAATACATAGTCCAGTTACTGCTACCATCAATCAACCAGTTATCATCATCGTATCTTGTAACACTAAAGGTCTGTTCCCAAACCACAGGTAGTGTGGTACTCGTTGTAGTAGTTGAAGTAGAGGTACTAGTAGTGGTAGTGGTTGATGTCGAAGTCGAAGTAGTTGTTGATGTCGAAGTAGTAGTTGTTGAGGTTGAAGTCGTAGTAATTGGTGCTTGGGTAGTAGTGCTGCTGGTAGTGGTTGTGATGTTTCCGGCCAACAACGGTAATGACACTGCCGGATCAGCAAAGTTCTTGAAGTCTTGACTTTTGACATCATAGGTTATTACTGTGCTATCAAAATCTGCGTTGAGACTCTTAACCACCAAAATGGGTTTTAATCCGCCTAAAACACCAATACCGGCATACATCATAGATATCACAATCATAGTAGTACCGGTTTCTGTGTAACTTTCACGCCAGCTGACTTGATGCGTATCAGCATTAACTGCATAAGTAATTTGCCCAGATCTGAATCCGCCAGGTCTTTCTACGCTGTAATCAATACGACCACTCATCAGTCGTCCCAATAATGGTATTCTTGCTTCAGTTAAATTATTAACTAAAACACTGCGTCCTATGGTTTGATACATAGAACCATATCGCATGGAACTGGCAGTGTCTAAACTTATTATTTCGGCTGCATTGTGTTCAACAGCTTGAAAGCTATAATCGTGATCAAATCTGTTCAAAAACAGGTCGCCCATGCTATAACAACTATTACCAGTAAATCTTATAAAACTAGTACTAGGAGTAATGTTACCAGATCTAGTATAGACATTGGCTGCATAATCATAAGCCACATTAAGATAAGTGTTAGTGGTACTGGTTATACCTTCTACATTATTTACAGTGTAAATGCCGTGTTCTTTAATATAATCAAAAAAGCAATCGCTGACCCTAAGTCCGGCTTGTCCTATATTCTTTGTAGTGGAGATTTCTATCGCTTTGATCAAATCATGGAAGTATGATTTTTGCACCACAATGTCTTCGGTGTGAATTGTGTCAATGACACGAATACCATAACTCATACCCGAAAAGTCACATTCGGTGAAATGCACCGATCTAGCAGCGAAATAATTGCTTTGAATTTTTATACAAACTCCGTTGTCATTGTACAAAGGACGCACATATGGTCCTATAAAACTACAACGGTAAAAACTTGCCGAGCTGATTGATTCCAATAACCCAATACATTTATCTGCTGAACTAAGAATTTCAAAACTTATATTTTGAAATTCAATTGCCCCTGGTGCTATACCGCCAGAGGTCATGCCTTCATCGTAAATACCACGACTGTTGGTGGTTTTGAAAATACCCGGTGCAGCATAACTCATTTGTCTGATACGAACACCATCTTTACTTGTGCCAACCAAAGTACAAAATGGTGGTATACGCAATTCACCGTAAATAGCATATAAACCAGCGGCAAATTGTATTCTACGGCGTGTGCGTTCGGCTGTAAAATTACTGAACCTATCGTAGATTTGATCTATGGCTCTTTGTATAGCATCAAGATCATCAGTTATGCCATCGCCACGAGCTCCAAAATCTTTTACATTTACAAAATCATCTAATTTATTTTGTATAGGCCTTTTGACATGACTTACTGGATCTGGTCCAGTTTGAACAGCATAACCGCCTTCAATGCCTCTAAACCTATAAAGAAAATTGGGTAACATTCCACTATCATCAGAACCACCCAATATGCGTAACAAAGTTGGTCTAGTTATAATTTCGGTATTGCCCTCAACTGGGCTTCCTTCGGTAATGGAACCATTACCGATAAACAGTCGCAGTTCATCGATTACCCAGCCCATTTCGCCAGTGGCTAAACGGCCTAAATCTTGCATCAACCCATAACGAACTTGAATTTGACTGACCTGTTCAACTGCCATAATTTCCTCGTATCGAGTATTTACCGTATTTGATAATACTCGCTAACGCGGTTACACCAACGATCAGTCCATAAATCAAAGTCCTGTGGTTCTAAAATAAATTCTTGATATACTGGATCGCTGTCGTCCTCGGGTCGAACACACATCATAACCACGCCCTTTCTTATTTGGGTACCGTGTACTTCATTGTGTGCTAGTGCATAAGCAGTAAGTTGTAAAAAGTAATCATCAATCCATTCACGGCGTTTTGGTTTATTGCTTTGTTTAAAGTCTAAAATTGCAGGTTCGCCACCATGAATACCTACACAATCTGTGGTGCCGGCATAGAGTTCAGGAAAGTACAAAGGAACTTCATTACCCCAAACTTCGGAAACTTGGGCAAATCCTGATTGAATTATTTTCATTGCCATGCGGTGACTGCGTTGACTTTCAGGATGCGTTCCTGGAGAACCAGCTTCACCAGTTTGAACAAAGTTTTCTAACCATTTGTGCATTCGAGTGCCGCGATTAGCTGCCTCTGTGGTAATTTGTTGAGCTCGCTGTTCACCCACTCTTTTGCGCCATTCTGCCAATGCCTGTCGTGCTTCTGCAGGTTTGGTACGGTCAAGTATGGTAGTTACACTTGGTACTCTTTGTCCAGTTGGGGTTACATAGTATCTACGCCCATCAAGGTTTTCGCGTTGAATTTGTTTATAATTGTATATAGGATTAAGCATACTATAATAATAGCATGTCAGTTGCAGAATTGCAACTAATTAGCTTCGTTTGGCTTGGGCTCTTTTGGCCATTGTGCTCACAGTTTTTTCTGGATTGGCCATTGTGCTAGTTGTATCAATATCACCTTGATCTGGTGTATCTGCGGTTTCATCTTCGTCATCTTGGGACAAAGGCTTGAGATGCACGAATTGAACACCGGTTTCGTCAGCAGCAATGCTTCGAATCAGTTTGTTTACCCTGGGATCTTCCTTTTTGGCTTTAAGTAATAAATCTACATTAAACATCTCACTACCAGGTTGCATTCGCACTTTTTGAATTAAACTGCCCATGCGAATTTGATCACTACGAAAGCGCTCACTTTGCAAAACATTAATGAGATTAGAGGTTGAATTGTCTCCAACCTCTAACATAAAGTCACGAGCTCGCATTAACGCTTTTCTCTGCCTACTGGCTCTTCACCACCAACCTCGGCATCAGTTGCCCCAAATTCGTCAGTGTCTAAATCACTGGGTTCACCTAAACTAGGAGCAGACATTCCTGTATCAAGCTCGCCGCCGGCAGCAGATAGATCACCGCCCATGCCTGCTGCTGGCATTCCACCACCCATTCCTGCACCCTCTTCACCGGCTAATTGGCGAGCCGAAGTATCTGCTGTTTCGCGAGCAGTGGCTAGCTCTTGGCTGATACTACTCAAAAGTCCACTCATGGCATTTTTGAAATTATCAGCTTCTGCCATGCCAATTTGATCACGAATAGTATCAATTAGAGCCGGTAGCTGTTCCACCTGCATTTTGCTGACTTTTTCAACCATGTCCTGAATGCTGTCCACCATGTCCTTAGCAGCGAGAATTGCTTCGCTTTTGCCCATCTCGCTTTCCATGAGATGCTGATTTTCACGCATCCACTTACCAAGGCTTTCACGCACCATTAGTAATTCCATGTATTTGGGATTACGCTCGGCAGTGTGTACACCAAAACTACGACGAATTCTAGCTATGTTTTCACTGACTAGATTAGATAATGCCGCTGCTTTAGAATAAGTTAGACGATCATAATCCAACTTAAAACCAAAACGGCTTTGAAGAAGATGATTCATTTTATTGGCTGATGCTCCGGGGTTAAGTTGTGATAAATTCATATCAATGATTCCTAAAGTTCAAGTATTTAGCCGATTTTAAACTTTTTTCCAACAGAAACTGATAATGGCGTAGTTGTAAAACAGATTCGGTCATTCGGCATGAATAAAGATCTATGTTGTGATAATTTTTAAGTTTTTTTGCTCTAAGCAGTCTGTACTTAAATCTATTTACTTCAATATGCAATTTATCTACCATGCTGTCATAATTTTTAATTTCACGCGATATTTCTATTCGATTACCGCTGTCACATATAGCATACCAAAAACCCGCCATTTTATTGTCAAAATATAGCTCTTGATCGCTATATCTATGCAAAAGATAGCAATGATCGTCACGGATTTTCAAGGCATAGTTGCCTATAATATATCCGTTACTACCTATAGGAATTATTGTAAGATTTTTTTTGGATTCACGAGAGTTAATTAAATTAACCAACTCTCGTATAGTCCATTGTCTGACTACATTGACAGCTTCGTTAACTGCCTGTTCCAGAATTTTTTTGTTTATAATATTTGATTGATCCATCTCGGTTTAGTCGATATAAAGCGTTTTTGTTCACAAGCTGATTTGCTAGATAAACTTCACGCTCAGTAAGTTCCTGTCGGGTCACACCATTTTCAAATGTGCCGATTCTTTGATATAGTTCAGTTTCTTCATTGGTCAAGGGTACTAAAATGTGCCCCATGATTTCGATGGTTTTCATTTGCTCAACGCCGTTACTAGGGTAACAATTGCACCAATTAAAACAACAATTACACTGGTACCTATTGTTATTAATTGTCTATTATGTTTATCATTAGCTTCTGCCAATGAATTTTTTATGTCAGAAATCATTGATTCCATACCAGTAACCTTGGTATCTAAGCTGTCTAGTTTAAGATTCAATGTTCTGTATCTTTCAGCACATAGTTCCACATGCGCCTCCAAATTCTCTTTTTCAATATCCGAAGTACCCATATTATCCTTCCTCAAATATTTATTTTGAGGTTTAATACCTAAAAAAAAGCCCGCCGCAAGGCGGGCTTTATGGCTTATTGATTAAGCAAAGAATCTGCTGACTAGAGCCGAAGTACAACCTGTTACACCACCGTAGTTTGCGCCAACTGTGGGAGCTGGACCTTCGGTGATGATATGTACTACATCACTTGTGCCTGATACGAAAGGTGCACCGCTGGCCTGGTCACTACCAATTGCCACAACCGAAGATGTCTTTTGGATTTCGTTAACGATTGTGTTTAGCTCGGCTTGAGTCATGTTTGTCTTACTGAAACTGGTCAATGTAATGTCACGACCTACTGCACCGTAAACTTGCACATTACCATTGGTTCTTGTAAATGCTGGCATTTTTAGTTTCCTTTAAAATATTGCGACTAGCGCATAAATTTATTTATCACCAGCGACGAAAACATAGAGTTTAGGGTTTAAGCATGGGTTTGCGTGGTTGACGACTGCCTACCAGTCCGATACTGCGTCTAGCTGCTCGCAAATCACGCATGTCTAATTGGTCTAGGGATGTGCCCGAAGCAATTTGCATCAAAACTTTAGCTACAGCATTATTGGCCGGATTACCAGCAGAATCGACCCATTGTGGCGTGTATGTAAACGCCATGTTAGTACCCGGCATTTCAATCTTGGTGCCGGCTGTGACTTGTTTTACAGTGGTTGCACTGGGGGCAGCATCGGCGGCAGCGGTACTACCAGATTGGTTGGCCTGATCGGGTAAATTCAGACTGGGTTCGGTTCTTTGACTGGGTTGTGTTTGGGTCTGAGCAACAGGAGTAAAATGTTCTCTACTGCGCTGAGTAAAATAATTATACATAGAAGAAACATCTTTAGTTCCGGATATATCACTATTGACTTGGCTAGTGCCCGGCGGTCTAGGCCCATCCTGCAAATACCTATCTGCATGTTGACCCATCAATTTTGATAATTGTGCTGGATTTGTGTTGGCAGGGATATTAGCTAATTGCTGCGCCCACGATGCATACATTTTATCTGCCAGTTGTTTGACTTGCTGATTCATGACATTACGCTGTTTAGCAGCAACATATTTGGCTTTGAGATTATCTAATGGTCCTTCTTTAAGAATCTCGTTAGTTTTCATTTTTTACTCGCCTTATACTTCTAGTAAATTTGCTGGCATCACCAGCTCGTATACTATTTAATAATCTACGCTCAAGTTCACTGGCTGTTTCTAAATCATAGTTTTCTTTTATAAATTGTAAAAGATTTATAGCCCCTTGTATGACATTTGTGGCACGACTTTCGACAAAATGCTCTTTGTCTTTTTGCATTCTAAGTGAATCTAATTCAGCCAATATACTACGAGTACGCTTCTGCAAAATCATCTCCCGGGTATTTTATTTATAAGTGCATTATTAATTTGTCACGGAATCTTAACAATAAATATTTGACATTATGGTCTTTATAGAGGTCTTCAATTATGGTTACCATCGACACCGAGTCAGTACATAAACTATTTGCTAGGTTTAAAAGAACTTGTCCGGATACGAACGAGTATAACACAAGAATAGCGGAAGAAATAGAATTGATCTTCCAACTAAGATTCGCTGAATACTTCCATCAAATATGCGATATCTTAGATTTAACCAGTGACATTCCACATATGACAAGAGGTAGCGCAGGCTCAAGCCTGGTCTGCTACCTACTTGGTATAACTGATGTAGACCCTATACATTGGAACATACCCCTAGCTCGGTTTATCAATCCCTTACGCGATGACTTACCTGATGTAGATATAGATTTTCCGCATTGGGCCCAAGAAACTGTGATGCAGCGTATATTTGATCGCTGGCCCGGACATACAGCTAGAATCAGTAACTATGTCAAGTTCAAGGACAAATCGGCACGCCGTGAAGCTGCTCGCAGATTAGGTGCCACAGGCCGTCTACCGCGAAACTTTACATATGAAAAGCTAGGCGTAGATCCAGTGGAGGCTCGTAGGATAGAACGCAAATTACTAGGGCAAAAACGAGCCATTAGTAAACATTGTGGTGGTATACTGGTATTCAAATTCAAACTGCCTAAAAGCCTAAAGAATGGTGAAAATCAAATTCTTTTAGACAAACATGAAATCGAGGATCTTGAGCACCTTAAAGTTGATATCTTGGCCAATCGTGGGCTTAGTCAACTCATGGAAATTGACCCACACCGCTCATTGCAAGATTACCCCGAGACCGATTCTGCCACAATTGATTTGCTGGGCAGAGGTGATGTGCTGGGTGTCACACAGGGAGAAAGTCCAGCCATGCGTAGATTATTTCGTGCTATACGCCCACAAAATCGGGCCGACTGTGTGTTTGCTACAGCTCTTATTAGACCAGTAGCTACCACAGGGAGACAAAAGGCCAGTTTCTTTCATGACTGGACCGAACAGCGTCTATCAGATACTATCGTCTACGAGGATGATGCCATACACAAAATATCACGCCTTATAGGTTGTAGTAATTACGAAGCAGATATGTACCGCCGTGCCTTTGCCAAGCGTAACGAAGAACGAGTACTCGAGTTTATTGAAAAAATGGGACAGAGTGATCAAAAACAGCAAATAGTAAATGAGTTATATCAATTAGGACACTTTGGTTTATGTCGTGCTCATGCAGTTAATCTAGGACGACTTATTTGGGCTTTGGCATATCAAAAGGCACATAATCCACGCGAATTCTGGCGTGCTTGTTTAAAACATTGTCAAGGCAGTTACCGACGCTGGGTATATAAAAACGAAGCTAAACGAGTGGGATGGGATCTTCGTGATCTTGGGTATCACAATGGAATCATGAATGACTCAATTTGGGAATACAAAAAATACGGCTGGTGGTCCGCTCCTGAATTCTTACCTGGTATGTATTGTATGAACACATATCAAGATCGTTTTGAATTTTCAGGATTGGTTGCCAACGGCCGAGTGTTCAAAGGAGAATCTGGCAGATATGTGACTTTTTTAACACTGGGAATAGGCAATGGTCAATACATTGATGTCACTGTTAAAAAACCTGTGGCCTATACCGATGCTGATTATGTTGTGGGCAATGGTCGTTTACGCATGAGTAATGATTCATATTATATTGAATGCTACGAAGTCACCACAGAAAAGTTTAACTAGCCTTTTTCAATCCTGCTATCATTTGTTTTAATTTGTTTGAGTTGACAGTGGTTTCTATTTTGCCGGGCTGATCCACCGGTACAGAAGAATTATCAACCACATCGCTGCGAGCTTTGATCTGATCATATATGGTACTGGCTTGCTTTTTAAATTTATTATATTCGCCATCTTCGGCAAGATCCCGTATTCGCAATGTTTCTATGTCAAATTCTAAGTCAACTTTTTGCCCTACACCCGAACTGCTGCGAGTCTTCATAAGTTGTATCTGATATTTTCCGCGCTCGCGCATGGCCCTACTAGTAAAGATACCAAATACATTGTCAGCAGTATTGATTTTACTGATACCACCTGATATATGGCTATGATCAAATTCTACTTCTTCAACAGCAGACCTATTTAACTGACTGGCTGTTACCAACAACACATTGAGTTCTTTGGCCAAATTGCGTAACTCCTCCGATACATATTTGTCTTTGACAAATAAATCATTGGGAGATACTTTGGCCGATACCGGCATCAATAAATCTAAATAATCTATACAAACAAAATCAACACGACGCCCAGTTTGTATTTGTAACTCTTTCACATAACTGCGGATATCGTTGACATTGCTCTGTGCTGGCATATATTTGATTTGAAAGTGCCCGGCTTTTTTAGACGCTACTTTGACTTTCATTTCTACTGTGTCTAGATCTCGAAAGATTTCTTTGCTACTGATATCGGTCATCATGCTGTCAATTCGCATACTACTTAGACCTTCACTCAATTCCAATGTCAAGTATAACCCATTAAGACCAGCTAGTACCCAATTTACGGACAAATTCTGCATGAACAAACTTTTACCGGATCCACTACCGCCTGCGAAAATTTGTAATTCACCACGATTGAATCCACCATACAACAATTTGTCTAGAGTTGGCCACCCCGTACTGATTTGTCCATTATTGCTTTTGAGTAATAATAGTCGACCACGAGGATCTTCAAAATAGTTAGTACCTAGATCTTTTTGTAAACTTATTTGTACAGCATCTTTGATTAATTTCTCAACTGGATTAAAATCACCTTTTTCAATCAAGTCGGCTGCTTTAAGAATAGCTCGTTCAAGCTCTTGCTTTTTGGTAAACTTTTCAAATTCATCCAAGAACCAATTCAAATGTCCTTCATCGAGATCTGGTACCAGTGCCAGCTTGACTCCGGTCACTGCTGAAATTTGCTCAACATTGGGCAAAACTTTATGCTGATCTACATGCTCGGCCAAAAACTTTGCAGTATCTCTAAGACTGCGATCAAAGTTTTCAGCATTGTAGATGTTTTGCACACGAATAAAACTCTGTGCATCTGTGAGCATGATCTCCAAAAATAGTTTTTGTAAATCAACAGAATAATTTTTCATATCAGTTATATAGCCGCTTGCGCTTTAATTCAATTTTTAATCGACTTGATTCTCGTGACTCAAGTATGGCCTTTAAAGTGAATAATTTACCATACCTAATCACTGCTTCGTTTATATCTTTGCAAGTTTCATGCCATATCGGGAAACTCACAGTCCAACCATATTCAAGAGCAGAATCAATTAACTTTGTTCCGGCACGATCGGCATCAGGCACAACAATGACTTCGCGTGCCAAACTATCTATAATATCAGCCTGTGTTTCTGAACACTCATTACTGAGCACCGCTATGCCGTCTACACTCATTGCATCAAATGGTCCTTCTACTACTATAACAAACTTACTATCGGGTCGCTGTTGATCAATATTATATACATAATTGCTTTCATAGCTGCTCCAATACTTGGGCTTGACTGCTGGGTCCCAGGCTCTACTTGTGTAACCAATCAATTCATTACGCCATGTAAACGGAATTATCACCCTACGATTCAAATTATGTTCGGTTTTACTACTAACTAATAAAGGATACCTATCCAAGTCAATATGCCGCTTTTTACAATAATCTAGAGCTGCGATATCATCATCAACTAATTTAACATCATCTGGTAAAGCCTTGGCCCGAAACTCGTGAACCACTTCGGGTTCAGCAACTTTGATTGGCGCTGTTTCACGAATTCGTATGGCATCAATCACTAATTTTTTGACAAGGTTTTCATCGGCACCAAGCCATGTCAAAAACTTTCTAAATTTGTACCCAAGATGCCAACCTGGTTTATAGCTAGTTTTAAATTGACAGTTAAAACAATGATAGCTAATACCACCATCAGCATTCAAAACTACACCACCGCGCCCTCGACTATCCGGTCTTTCACCGCGATGATGACAACACGGAGCATTGAATGATATCCATCCATTTGATCCGTGTCGTCGTCGATTCGGCAGTAATTGAATTACAGAGTCCTGAATAGCAGTCAGCATCCTTGATAGTTTACACTATAAAGGATGCTTTGTCTACTATCATGCGCCCGATAATACGGTAATTATTATTGTGTCCCGTGTCACACCACCTTTGACTAACTCCAATTGTATATTGAGTGTAACTGGAACAGTATTTGTTGGTATATATACATCCTGTGTACCGTTCAACCCGGGAGCGAACGGATCAATAGTTATTCCTGTAGTATCAGCATAGGCCGGATATTGACTGTTCAACGCCCAGGTTCCTGCTGTATTGTCAGTGGTAACTATTCTAATCCTTATTGAACTACCTTCATTAACAGATGCTCCATCTGGTGCCGATAATGTATAAACAAATCCAGGTGCTGCTGTTGTTGTTGTAGATGTAGTTGATGTACTTGATGTAGTGGTTGATGTTGATGTACTAGTTGTTGATGTAGTGGTTGATGTTGATGTACTAGTTGTTGATGTAGTGGTTGATGTTGATGTACTAGTTGTTGATGTAGTGGTTGATGTTGATGTACTAGTTGTCGAAGTGGTAGTTGTAGTTCCACAACTTACGGTAACAAATTTTTCATGGAAATTACCTAGATTGTCATAAACCCTTACAGCCCAATATCCATTTGCAATATTTGTAAATGAACTTGGAAATACTGATATTTGACCATTAGAAGTCCAATTAACTAGATGTGGCACTGGGTCATATGTTCTATACGGACCAACACCACCAGTTGGATTACTGATTGTGATATTACCCGATCCATCTGGATCACATGTGACTAAGACTGTGAAGTCAATTGGAGCCAGTGTAGTGGTGGTAGTGGTTGTAGTAGTCGGTGCTGCTGTGGTTGTTGAAGTAGTGGTTGTAGTTCCACAAGCAACAGTGATAAACTTTTCACGGAAATTACCTAGATTGTCATAAACTCTTAAAGTCCAAACAATGGGTTCATAGTTATAAAATGTTACCGGAGAACCCGAAGATACTGATGTTTGTCCATTAAGAGTAAAATTAGTCAGATGTGGCACTGGTTGATATGTCAAGTATGGACCAACACCACCAGTTGGATTACTGATTGTGATATTTGCTAAATTGTTATGCTGATTACATTGAAATGTAACTGTGAAATCAATTTGAGCCACTGTGGTTGTGGTAGTAGGCAATGCCGCAGTAGTGGTCGTTGTAGTTAGAGCAGCAGTGGTAGTGGTTGTCGTTCCACAAGCAACAGTTATAAACTTCTCACGGAAATTACCTAGGTTATCATAGACCCTGGTAGCCCAGAATCCATTTGCAATATTTGTAAATTTACTTGGGAATATTGATGTTTGACCATTAGAAGTCCAATTAACTAGATGTGGCACTGGGTTATAAGTTCTATACGGACCAACACCACCAGCTGGATTACTGATTGTGATATTTGCTAAATTGTTATTTTGATTACATTCAAATGTAACTGTATAGTCTATGAGAGCTGTTGTGGTAGTTGTTGTAGGTATTCCAAAACAATCCACTGTGATTCGTTTTTGCCTATAATTATTGGCATTGTCATAGACTCTTACATCCCACAGACCATTTGCAACAGCAGGATAGCTGTTAACTGTTCCCGGTGCCGGTCCAGATCTTTGCCCAGCAAAGGTAAAAGTTGTCGAACCGTCAAATGGGCTATATGTTCTATAAGGTGGTACTCCACCTGTTATATTTCCAATTTGAATATTGCCTGCATTTTGCCCAGGTACGCAGACCACAGAAAGAACGAAATCAATTTGTGGTAAGGTAGTAGTGGTCGGGAACGGTGATTTAGTAGTTGTGGTGCTGGTGGTACTAGTAGTTCTTAGAACCGGAGCAGGAACTATTTGTGTTTGAACAGGCGGATTGTAATATATAACATCTTGGTTGATTAATGTACCAAGAGAGTTGGTGGCAAATGGTTGTTGGTACAGTCTTGTCAAAGTCGGTTTTAAACCTGTAAACGCTGTTCTGCCAGCAAAGACCTCATAAATCGCTCGTTTATTAATTGAACTTACAGTGGCAGTACCTGGGCCATAAACTTCTATGGTGTTGCCAGTCAAGCCAGTTACTGTGTTTGTGTGGAATAATAAGTTAGATGTAGCCGGACTAGGTTCATCAAGATTCAGTTTAAGCAAACGATCATTGGGATAATTCCACCATATAAAAAAATAAGTTTTATCAGTTGCGTCAACACTAGTGCTCCATCTCTTAAGAGCATAATCAACTTGTAACTGAGGCCGGAATGGTGGTACCGCAGTAGGAAATGTAAAAGAAATAGGACCAGTAAAGGCAACTTCTTGCCAGGTGTTTGTCCCAATGAGTCTATCAACATACATATAAACTTCCGAAGCAAATGGCATGGCGTTGGCTTGCAAACCAAGTGTCATGACTCCGGGAGGATCTGTTAAATTGATAGTTGGATGTGGGCTATAGCCTGTTGGAGAATATACTTGAAATTCTTGTACCGATTCGATATCGATTACATGCGGTATCGAACTGATAAAATTAGTTCCAGAATAATTTTTACCAAAAAATGTATTATTACTGGTAAATTTTGATTGAGTTCTTAATCTAAAAGGCCAATTAAAACTGTATCTATCCGCTGTAGTAAAGATAAGTCCGAGACTTTCGTTGTATTTTTTTGAGTACGAATCCGCTTGTAACAGGAATTTGAAATTGTACGGCGTAGGCGCTGCACTATCAAGAGCTAGAACTTTTATATAAGTTTGAGCGACTGTGACACCGGATTTTGTTACCCTTAATTCTAAGTCATATGGCCTATTGCTGACTGTGCCCGGATAAACTATTGGCATGTTGATCCAGAAGGAACCTTCTGCGTATCTATCATTTTTAGTTCCGCTTTGGCCTATTGGATTTTGAGTATTAGGGAAGATTCTGCTTTGGTTTGCCTGACCAGGTTTAAGCAAAGTGAGATCACCTATTATGTTCAGAGTAAAAGGAGTAACAGCGCCGCCCAGTAAGTCAGGAACCAAATTGGTTGTATCGTTGGTTGTAAAAATCCAAGATACAACTTCGCCATATCGTTTTTCATGCCAATCAGTTACAATATTATACACCAAAACTGGCGCGGCCGTTGTAGTGCTGGTGCTAGAGGTTAGACCAGGGGCAAATGTGGTTGTGCTGGTCGTTGAAGTGGTAGTTGCTACAGAAACGGCAGTGGCGTTGGCATGAATAGTATTGGCTATTTGAGCTATCGTACCATATCCCAGCATTGGAGTACCTGGCCTTCTTATCTGGGCATCTAAATAATGCGTAGCAGTAACATTGTTAAAACCGGTGGGCATTTTCAACATCGGCTCTGCGATTGCTGTACGCCAGTTAAGACTAAACAGGCTAGGCGTATCTATGACATTAATCATACTAAAACTATTGATATAGAGTTTATTTGTGCCCGACATCAAGGTTTGATGGCGTAGTTGAAGATTGGCGTTATAGTCTATCTGATTTGACGCAATATAAGTCAAAGCAATAGTGGCATTGCCATCTATTTTAGTTGTATTACCGAACTCAAAATGATTATCGTGTTGACCCACTGTATAAGGAATATTGGTCCAATCTATAGTGGTTCTTGGTGCGTCGGGTCTAGTAAATGAAATAGGTGCAGCACCTGCTATGATTTCAAATGGGCCATTACCAATTCGTCTCTCCACAAACAGTCTTACCACTCCCGGTGCTACATTTGCGCCAGTTACTTGTGTGGTTTGCATGCCTATACTATAGGTACCAAATGGATGATTAACAGCATCTTGGTTTGGCGTTAACATCATCCTAAATTCTGGGAAAGTTTTATTTGTAACAATGGGTGTATTAAGATTACCTGGTACTACACCAGGAATAGGCATTACTGATTCTGTTACCGAAAATCTATAATAAACATTACTACGATTAGCGTAAATATCATTTGTACTAAAAATTACACCAATGGTTTCCCCATAAAGTTTTTGATACTTGTCGACTTGAATTAAGGCATTGAAATCGGTGTGCCTAGGCTTGTAAAATCCTTTTCCTTGACTTTGGTAGGGATTAGGAAAAGTTGATAAAGGTGTCAACGCACCGACCACTTTTATAAATGCACTGGCAACTCTTCTTGTGCCGATATTGACATTAAATCTTAAATCCCACATATTATTGCTAACAGTCGCGGTTGACAGTATCGGTACATTGAATTCAAGATATCTATCACCCCTGGCATTGTCATGCATATAACTGGGCGTAATAAAGTTTATAGGAATAGATGCCGGCAAATTTACATTCAAACCTTGATATATTCCCCCTGCTCCAATCCAAAAGGATGGTGAACCTCCTGCAAAAGTATCTATAGTAAGATTCCATGGTTGTGATGGAGTGGATGCAATACCACGAGGATCGTTAGTAGTTAAAATAAAATGCACAGATTCGCCTACCCGAACTTCATCCCAATGGCTCATCAAACGATAGGTGTAATTGATGGCACCCACGGGAGAAATTGTAGTAGTAGAAGTAGTGTTAGGAGCACGAGTAGTAGTGGTACTAGGAGCGCGAGTAGTTGTACTAGTGGTAGTAACAGGACGAACCGAAGGATCTCGAGCATAGCGCACACTGGATCCTAATACGCCCCAGACATTGCCAAAACGGGCTAAAGTGAACTCATGTTCAAGCCAAGAATTGCTAGATCCGGATGTGGGTTTTAGCACCCATTCTGGTTGTACAATATTACCGTCAATTCTGATTTGATTGGCGTAAAAAGTACGAGCAGCATTACGATAGAACAATGACAATGTCAACATTGTTGTATTACCGCCCCAATTACCCAACGGTATATTATTGTCGTATCTAATATTTACAGTAAAATTACTGGTAAGATTAGCACTAAAAATTTGAGTGTGACCACGGTGAATATCAAAGTTTAGCGTTGTTCCTACGGGGCTAGTGTTGATATGTAATGTTTCTTGCATCTTCGTCCTTTTTTATCGCTATGGTAATACACTACTGTTGATAATAGTGGCACTGATTTTAGGTTGTGTACTCAGAGGTAACAATGTACCTTCTGCTGTCACGGCCGGCCCAGTCACAGTAAAAGTCACAGTTTCAATACTTTCATTTATTCCATCAAATCTAGGTACTAGTGTGAGAGAACCCGAAACTTGCACAGGAAAATCAAACGGTATTGCTACTGTTTTGGGATCATCTTGGAATTCAGGAGCATCTTCTTTACCAAATACTATAAACTCATTTATGCCTGTCAACTCCAATAGGGCTGCATTGTGAGCATAAACTTCAGATATTGACAAACCTTCATTGGCGAAACCTTGTAACACCACTTTCATTGGCAAATTCAATTGTTTAGCTACATCTATGACATTTTTTGTGAACTGAACTAAAAAGGCCGAAGTCCAAAAAACTTGTCCACCTAGTCTAGACACATCAGCTGTTGGTGGAAACAAATAAGGATCAATACAAATAAATTGAGCACCAGAAGATTTTATCTCGTCAACAAGTGCAGCCGCTGTAATGGCCGGAGTTTCTATTACTTTACCATTTACAAAACTGTGAGTCAAGCAGAAGGGATTGAACACAAATGATGCTGTGAAACCCGCAGCTTTATATTGAGAGATCAACCTCTGTAAAGCACTGCCTTTGGGGGAGTTTGGATTCCAATATGGTTCATCCGAACATAGAACATCATTGCCGCGTATCCATACAGAAGAAAAATCGTTACCGATTTGACGACCAGGGTGTAATCTCCATCCACCGATTTCATTGACATTAGATCGACCATTACTAGTATCCATAGTTACAAACCCAGTCAACGCAGGAAGTCCTTCAAAATCATTGCGTGTTATATTGGTGCCACTAAGTGTATAAGGAATTCGTGCACCGGGCGGAACATTAGTACAAGTAACTGTAAAAGTAATTTGTCCGACCCCTTCCTGAGCACTTGGTACAGATCTTGAAACCGTGTAAGTTGCATTTCTATCTCGTATACGAATCCAACCAAATCCCGGAGACTCTACTCCACTTTTACTAAATTTAGCAGGTATACCATACCTTGTTGATGCAGCTATTTCGTCAAAATACTTTATCCTTAAGTCAAAGTAGTCGTTATCGTCAGCAGTACTGTCTAAAACAGCTCTTATACTGATTTGTGCTCTATTGTTAACTACTTTTACGGTACCATTAAGTACCCCAGGACTGATATCGTTTGCGGAAATTGTACCAACTATGTCATATGAGAGTGGAAAATTATCTGGGAGATTTTCTGTAATTAAGTTTACCATCATGGTTTGAGATTCACCCAATGTCATTACGCTGGGATAGATGTAGAAAAATGGCGGCAGTGGCGGGCGCTTGAGAATTGTGGGGTCATCGGCGTAGACAGATCTAGACCATCTAGCACTAATGGTTGATCCAGTTTTCCAAAAGGTGATTTGGTAATCTATAAGTCGACCAGTAACACTGGAATTAGACCATCCCGAATCTTGCTCAGCTTTAATTAATACTCCATCAATGCTAATACTAAGTACACCAAATGCTTTACCAGCACTGTTTCTTACCATTAAATTTACTTGTAATTCTCTATTCGTAGCAAGGTAACTTGCTAATGACTGAGAATTATTGCCTCTAAAATTCACACTTACTATAGAGGCAGTCAACGGTCGAATCCATAGTTGTCGTGAGGCAGTAGCTACATCAAAATTCATGTTTGATGTAGGTACAGCATCTATTGCTCTAAAAGGCAAACTACTTGGCGTCGGCTCCACCGTCAAACTGGTATCAAGTATGGTTATGGTCCCAGATACTGCCAATGCTGTACCTGTATATTCAGCATTGTTAAAAACTTGTAAAGTAAAAGTTTCTGCGCCAGCTTCGGTAAGATTGTCGGCTAAGATGTTGATTGTAATAGTACAAGAATTTTGAATAATCGGCACCGATCCAGAAACAGGACTTAAATCTGTGCCTGTTAAATTTGTTACACGCCAATATACTATGGTATTATCAGTGACATTGGTAGAAATTATTGTAAATTTAACAAATCCACCTTCGGTTACCTGAGTTTTATCTGCTGTGATATTAAATGTTTGTCCTACAGATAACAATTGTACAGTGGCATTTTTTAAAGCTAAAATCCTATTATTGGAGTTTCCGATAAATCTATTATTACCATACCCACTACCTGATGAAAACATCTGACCACTAACAAATAAATCGCCATTGATAGTCAGCGCAGCTCTGGCAACAGTTGAGTTAAATGGTAAATTTTTCATGTACCGATCTTCTGCATACAAAGCCAGTACACCGGCTACCATTGGGCATGCCATACTTGTTCCCTCTAAGGCAACCTGAAAATGCCCACTGTCGGTTGGATCAGGAACTACTTTAAAAGTTGAACTGTATGTTCTGGCTGAATTTTGAGCACATGCACTTTGTACTCGAATCGAGGGTGCATATATGTCTACTCCAGGACCACGACTTGTTCCTTGATCCCGAGTATATACATCTATTAGAGGTTGCCAAAATGTAAAATCGCCTACAAAATCTGTTGGATCTATACCACCCGCACAAATGGCAGAATTGGCAGAGGCTGGACTAGGACCACGCATGTAATAAAATTGTTGCAATGTCCTTCCAAAAAAACTTATACCAGGCTCATTTTGTTGATTAACGGTTACTGTAATTGCATTATCATAATCTGGCGTTCCTGGGTTAGCTATCCAATTACAATCATTGCCAGCTGCTGCAACAACAGCTACACCATCTAATAGACACAAATCATCTATGTCCACATTAATATGAGGAACAGTAAACCCATATTTAATTTGATACCTTCCATTAACATAACTAGGCCAAAATTTACAACCATATAAATTTCTTAAGTTTCCCACAGTCTGTGGAAGAGCAATCTGTTGACCACGGTAATAGATGTAACCAATAGCAGCATTGGGTTGGACCAATATATCATCTGTCAAAGTGGTATTCCAATCTATTCCGGTATCAACGGTTTTAAAAAATCCCCAACTGTTGTTTACAATAGTTGGATTTTTTTTACCAGTTTCTGGATTAATCGGTTTCGCTGAATGCCATGCCCTAATATAATCAAACACCATATACCAAGCCATAGCATTTTCATTGCTAAAATCTGTACCAAGTGCCGATAGTTCAATGTTATATATGTTAGCTAGAGGTGCCCAACCTTGAGTCAGTCCAGCCACAGTACCGGCAACATGTGTGCCGTGAAACATGTCAACTTTATTATAGTTATATCTTTGGTTTTGTACAAAATCCCCCGCTGCACCTGCATGTAGATACCAATTGTAATCAATAACTCTACCTTGTAGTTCAGGATGATTGTGATCGATGTGGCTGTCAATTAACACTATATCTACATTTTTTCCCTTACCATTACCATTAGGACCTAGTCCAGTACTGATTGAAGCTCGTTGAATTTTATTAGTACTAACATCCATTAAACTAGATACATTGTTTCTATAGGCAGTTCTTAAAAGTCCCCAGGTTCTATTACTGGTTTCTGTTAGATAACTATAGTCAGCAGTTTTTGGCCAAGACAATAACTCGGGTACTATACCTAGATCTTTTGGAGTTAATTCTACATCTAATACTCTAGGATCAGCTTTTATTTGCTCAGCTTCGGCAGCAGTCAAATAATAATGTGTATTTCTACTGGTCGGGCGGCGTACAGAACAATCTACAGCACGATTTGGAATATATAAATTTCCACCCGGTGTTTCCATATCTTCATAGAAATCATCTAGATCCTCAAATCTATGTAAAGATACAACATATTCTCTTAATTGGCTCATATTATTTTGCAAATAATCTTTGTTCTGCTATTGAAAAAACAGTGTTACCTACTTTGTAAAATCTTATACGCAACTCGGCTAATCTATTAGCAGTACCAGTTTTGATGGCGGTGGCATTCAACCATTCAGGGTAATGAAAACCACCATCAACTTTGATGTTGTTTACATAAAATCGTCCAGAACTGCTATTCCTATATAAAAAACTAACTTCAACCATTTGGTTAGTCAGCATACTGGACAAAGTATTAGTTGGATTACCTCTAAAATTTACTGTAACATTTTTGGTCATGTTTACAAGATAAATTTGCCTTGCGGCTGTCATCACATCAAAATCAATCTCAGCCGGTGGTGCAATATTATATGATGCAAAACTGTCAAGTGCCATATCAAACCTCTCATTAATAAATTATTTACTCAAAAAAAGAATATTTAAATACGCTGCTTGTAATCGAATGTTATACCATTCTTTCCATGATAATGGTGTTCTTTTTATAGCCACCACCTATACTGAGCGTAATTCTGTAAAATCTACGATTGGTAACATCTTGAACATTGTAAATGGCCATATCACCTTGCCATGGAAAACTCCATGTAAATATTTGTTGCCATGTGGTGTTTAAGGTATTACCATTCCAATATCTTGCCTCCCAATTTCCAGTATAATCTCCTTTGGCCCAATAAATTTGTCCTGTAATGTTTACTGTCAGTGTACCTGAAGTCACTCTAAACTGTAGACTGCGACTACCGCTAGGTGCCAATTGTACAGCTAAGGTGTCAAGTGACAACTCTACACCGTCGTCTATATTAGCTGCCTTGTAACCTGGAGGTGCTGAAACTATGACGGGAGCAAATGGATTAGGAGCACCTCCTACCATACGCACACCAGCCGGAGCAGCAGTGGTAGTACTGGAAGCCGAAACTGTTCCAGCATTGATGGTACTACCGTCTGATCTTGTAATGATTAAATTCCCATTGGTGACCACTGCAGAAGTTATACTAATACCATCTGCCCCATTGGGGCCAGGTAAACCTGTGGCACCTTGTGGTCCAATAGCACCTGCCGGACCAGGATCCCCTTTAGGGCCCTGTGGACCTTGTGGTCCAATATCACCTTTAGGACCTTGAGGACCAGGATCCCCTTTAGGCCCCGGCAGTCCTTCTGGGCCTATGTCTCCTTTAGGACCAGGAACTCCGTTTATACCAGCCGGTCCAGGTTCTCCTTGAGGACCAGGAACGGTTTCAACAGCATTCGTTTCTATAGCTCCGTGATGTCTAAGGAAATAGTCTTTAGCATAAATTATTGATTCACCACTCATTCGTATAGTCTCCAAGTAGTTCCGTTCCAGAATAATCCAAGGCTATCCCCATTTGTATTAATTACAATATCAGCAGCTGATCCCATAATTGTGTTGCCGTTCCTAGCTATAGTCAAACTATTCGTAGAGAATGCTCCTCCAGCATCAGCAAAAAACACAGCATCTCCCAGGCCGGGACTAGCTGGTAATGTAGCAATTACAGCGCCAGACGCAGTATTAACACCATATCTTGTATTACCTACCACCCCAAAACTAGTGGCTTTTATGTCAAACTTTTGTTCAGATGTTGCTGTGTAAGCTGTGGTTTGTGTGGTACCATCAGCAAAAGTAATTCCACTAGTGCCCGGTGCCGGACTGGCAGTAAAATTAATGTAGCCGTTTGTGGTATTAATATTACCAGTCCATGCTGTAGATTGTTGCGTTGTGTCCGGAAATCTAATTTTACCAGTCTGGTTAAATTCCCAAATTTTGGTACCATTACCACTGGTGATTGTACCAATCTTGACATTGCC